CTACCAAGAAGAATAGTAAGAAGTAAAGAAGAATACTTGAGTTATGTAAAGGCTCAAAATAATAGGACTAATGTTTACACTAGTGTTTATGATTTTGCCGAGTTTGCAGAAAAAGCCAAGATAGATTCATCAGTTATACTTGATAGAATCTTTCTTGATTTCGATGCTCACGGTGAAAGTATCGAGAAGGCATGGAGAGATGTTAAAGTTGTTATGACTCATGTTATTGAGAATGATTATCAACATACTCTTTTCTTTTCCGGTAGAGGTTTTCACCTGTTTATCTTTGGTGAAATTGCAGACACTATTAGAAACATACAGGTCTTCTTTAGAGGCATCAAAGGTTATTTAATATCTAAAGTTGGTAGTGATAATACCCTTGATGATAGGGTCGGTCAAGCAACTAGACTTAGAAGAATACCTAATACAGTAAACATGAGTTCTAAAGATGAGAACGGTAATCCTTACTTTTGCATACCATTACTTAGGACTGATTTAGATAAACAAGTCCATGAAATACTTGATTTGGCAAAGAAACCTAGAAAAATAACATTTAGAATAAGTGGTTCTGTTAAGGCAATATTCCCCGAAGCCCCTCCGTTGGATGAAGTAAGTGGTGAAATAGCAGTTCCTAAAACAACAGGTTCTTTGCCTATCTTGCCTTGTTTATACAATGCTATTATGACCGAGAATCCTTCCCACATGGCTAGAGCATATCTAGTATCGTGGTATAGAGATTTACTATCCGGTTGTAATAGAGTAGAAAGCACAGAAGATAAGAACAAAATATTAGACACGATAGTAGATGAAATACGACATTTGGTAGAAACCAATGAAGAAATATGGTTAGATTGGGACGAAAGAGAAACAAGAAAACATGCTAAGTTTACAGTCTTTGGTAATTATAGTAGTCCCCATTGTAAGACTGTATTGATACCTAATGGGTATTGTGTTGGTAAATGTTGGAGATACCCCGAACATGCGGAGGGAGCATAATGGTAAGTACGGCTAGATTAAAATTTGATAAAATAAGAGAACTTATTTCTATATATTTAGAAGATAAGCAAGAAGTAAAATTAGTTGATTTAGTTGAAGACATAACCCCCGAATATTATTCTTATATCAAAGGTCAAGGGAATGTTACTAAAATCAATATTGCTAGATTAAAAGACATGGAATCAAGACTAATACCTGTGATTGGCAGATGCTTGCCGTTAGGGTGGAAAAAGAAGGTAAAGCCATTTTCTGAACAAATTTGGTTTGATGGAAAATTTTTTGTGAGAAATAAAAAATTAACTGTATTGTTTAAGGAGGAAGCATAATGTTAGTAATAGATAGTAGAGAAAAGAAAGGCTCTAAACTTGTAGAGTGGGTAGAGAGTGAGGCATTGAAATTGAAAGTGCCTTATGAAAAGAAGTGGATAGAGATAGGAGACTATGTTTATGATGATGTATGTTTCGAGGCTAAGTCAGCACATGATTTTATTGCGTCAGTAGTGAACAAAAGGTTATGGACTCAACTAGATAACATGGATAGACACTATCAAACTAATGTAGTTATTATCTATGGTAGCATTGATGAAGGCATAACTCAATATAAAAAATACATCAAAACAAATAAAACATTTACCAACGCACAACACGCTAATTGGTCTAATAAACTTAGAAATAAGTTTCTTGGGGCTATTGGTAGAATAACACTAGATACAGACGCAAAAGCATTTTGGGTATCTACCGAACAAGAAGCGGCACTGATAATAACCTCCATTTGTAAAATGAAGCCTATCAAAAGGGAGGTAATCAAGCCGGAGATATTTAAGAGAATATCAACAGACGATTTAAGAGTAGATACTCTAATAACAATAAAGGGCGTATCAACAGATAAGGCGAAAGCCCTTATCAAAAAATACGGTTCAATTATGGAAATAGGCGAACAAACAGAACAAGAACTTCAAGAACTAGATGGCATAGGAAGAACCTTAGCCCGAAGAATCTTGAATGTTCTACACTCGGAAGAGAAGGTGAAAATATGAATGAAGATATAAATTACGAAGAATTTGAATTGAGCGAAGAAGAAGAAAAATACTTGTATGGGGTTGATGAAAACACAAAAGTTTTCAACACTAATTTACCTAGTTTTATTAGAAGATTTCAGCAAGATGCAGTAAAGGTAGCATTCAAGAATGACATACCGGCGGCATTAAGTTGTTTTGTATTACTAGGACAGATTTGTAAAGACTTTGTGCAAATACCTAATGGTAGAAGTATAGAAGATAGCAGGGTGCATTTTTGTCAAATACAGACTTCCGGTTCGGGTAAATCTACCCTATGGAATTTTGTTGGGCCAGTTTCTAAGAAACTGTTTTCTCTAATAAATGAAAAAGGCAAGCACCCTGTAATTGGGCATGTTCCCGATGAAGAAGGGTTCTGTTCCGCAAAGAAATTTGATTTAATGTCCACTACTGAATATACAGATGCCGCATTAATTGGTGGCTATGAAGAAATGACGGTAGAAAAAGAAGACGAAGATGGAAACACAAAGAAAGTTCTTGATTGGGTTAGAGAAGCAGGACTACTAGAAGGTAGCGGATTAGCCCATTGGGACGAGTTTGAATATAGCGGTATCTTCAAACAAAGTCAAAATAAAGAGCAAGCCATTGTATATCTAAATACTCTTATGAATACATTAGCGGGAGAATCTTGGATTATTAGTAAGAAACTAAAGCGTGGAGAAATGATGGAATGTTATTGCGAGCGTTCTATTTTAGCCATGACTTATCCACCGGAGAAATTAGCAAAGGTTATTGCTAACAAGGGTGTTCTTCAAAGAATGATTCTTTTTATTTGGGAAGTTCCCGAAAGAGTATTAGACTCTATGAGAAGAATGCAAATTAGTAAAGCGGGAAAGATAGAAGAAATCAATGAACCTATTGACGAGTTTGCACAGGAGTTCTTTGAAATTTATCAATTAGTAAAAGAAAGGTTTGAGGAAGTTGGAGAAGACCCATTGAAGACAATGACATTTGGAGAAACCTTTACCAAAAATCTACTAGTAGAATATGAAACTATGCAAGATTTCATCAGTTCAAGCGACCCAGTAGTTAGAAAAATTGCATCTAACTTTACAACTAGACTATTGAAAATTTTAATTAAGATGTCAGTTCTTTGTTCTATTGCAGAAGCAAAAGACATTAAAGACAAATCAAAGCGATTTTATGTAAGTGGTAGAAATGTTATACAGGCAGGAAACATAGTGCGACAATGTTATAACACATTGGTATTATGGTTAGAGCGAAGCCTAAAGGTTCAACGCAGGGTCGGTGGAAGAACTCAATCGCCAAATGAACAACTATTTTTGGAGACATTGAGACAAGCAGAAAAGAATGAAAATGGATTCTTTAGTAAGGCTAAACAAAAAGAAAGATTAGCAGAACATATGAATGTAAGAACTGCGGAAAGGTTATTTAAGAAATACGAAGACGAGGGTTTGTTTGAAATAGATAAGGTAGGGCGTTCCTATTATTTGAAATTGAAGGAGGAAAAAATATGAAATACGAAAATACATATGTTGTGTTTGATGTGACTAAGGGGCCAAAGGTAATAATTGAAACATTAGATACTTACGGTGATGAAGGTTGGGAATGTTGTTCCATGCTAAGTATTGCAGGAACTAACATTGTCGCTTTCTTGAAAAGAAGAATTGGCGCAGATGAACCAACAGTAGATGAAGAAAGCGAGAAGTTAAGTAAACTTTGGGCTAGTGATTAAGTATGTCAGTTCTAGCATTAGACATTGAAACAAAAAATATGTCGCATGAAATAGGCGGCTTTGGTAATACCCATATGTTTCAAGTATCTACTGTAGCGACATGGAATGGAGAAACAGGAACAGTCTATGTTGATGAACCCGTAGAATCATTTGCTAAGTCCGGCCACATAATCAAAAACTTAGGAGAACTAAAATACGACTTAGATGAACATTTATCAAAAGGAGGAAAGGTTCTAGGGCATAATATTGCAGTATTTGATTTACCGATACTTAGGGATTCTATGGATATATATTGTATTCATAAATACCTAAGTGGTGAACAGTATATTGACACTAGCAAGGTATTATTGAAAGAGCATGGAGAAAGGTTTCAATTAAAGAACCTTGTAAAATGCACGATGAATGATGCTAAACTTATGGATAGTGCCGATGCACCTAAGTTATGGAAGATGGGTCAATATGATGAGGTAGTTGAATATTGTATGAAAGACACCCAATTAGTTTATGACTTATGGAAATATGGACAAGAACATGGGATTGTTAAAGCATTCTCAATAGAGAAAGAGGAATTTGTAAATTTGGAGGTTGATTGGTAATGTCTACGACAGAATGGATTGGCTTATTCATCTTTATGATTATCTTGACGCTATTGTTTTTTGCCGCTTTTGGCGGAACAAACATTACAGAACAAAGCGTTGATGATTATATCAAAAGATTAATGGGTCAAACGGAAGAAAAGAAATGAGTTTGAAACAGAAGTGTGCTTATTGCGGAGATAAGACATTAGCAAAGAGAATCTTAGGATTTTATGTTGGCTCTAGCGAGCAAGTAAAACTTTGGGAATGTCGGTCTTGTAAGGGTATATGGTCGCAAGACACTAAAATTTAGAGGGAGAGTAGTTTAGGCTACTCTCCTTCTATTTTTTTTGGATTTTTTTTTCCGATTTTTTAACGGAGCGAAAATTTTCTGTAAATTTTAGAAAACTTTCTGAAGTAGGCGAAAGTTATTCGTCCTTTGAATTTAAAATAATAAAGCCTAATGGCTTATCTTCAACGAATAATGCACTAACGGTTAAATAGCCAATAGCGAAACTAAGGAGAAATAAGAGAATTAGATACATCATGTGAAATACACCAAGCCCCTATTTTATCACAGTATGGGCTATACTTATTTTTCATAGCAAAAATATATCCATTGTAAGATAATGGATTGTCGCTTATCCAAGAATCAAACCAACCTATATCCCAATGCGAGTTAGCAGGTATATTCCAAGTTTCTATATCTTCTTTAATTAAAGTAAACCTATTATCTTTTGCACAATAAGGCCAAACTAAATCTATGACATCTTGTGAGTTTTCTATAATAGTAACGGAAGTAAAGTTGTGATTATCAATTAATTCTTTATTTAGAAAGCCTATTCCTAGACCCGCTACTAATATATCTCCCGTAGCATTATTCCATAGCCATTGATGTGTGTCATATTCATAATGACAATCTTTCATAATAGATTTATTCATACTAACCTTAACTAACGAACATTCACCATTATCTATTTCTACTTTCCAATTTCCAATTTGATTTTCAGGTATATTTATTCCTAACATTTTATCGCCTCATGTTAATGTTACTTCTACCGTGTGAAAACAAACTTCTGTTGTGCCCGAACCATTAACGGCCTCCGCTTTATATCGCAAAGTCAGCACTTCTCCTGCGACTGGATTACCTGCTCCTCTACCCCTGCTATCAAACAAATTAAGTATTGATATTGGATTTGCCAAAAAATTAAATGCCAATACTCCCGAATTTCCACATATTCCCCAATCACCACTATTTCCTGATGATGGGTTAAGATTAGGATTTGTTTCCGAAGGGTAAAGGTAGCCAAATGTTGTAGAATTTTGTTGTGGAAAATTTGGAGTTTTAATTGCGCCAAATCCTGCAAAAATACCTGTTCCTGTCCAATTAGAATTTGCGGCAATTAACTCATAATAATTAATTTGGTTTAGCCCATTAGGTGCTTGTAAAAACATAGCAATATTTATGAATATTTGTAGCGATTGATTAAAACCAGTAAAGGGGTTTGTTTGTCCTGTTTGTGCAGTATTCATAAATGTAATAAGGTCGGAAGCGGGAAGAGTATGGGCACTTTTTAATTCCGTACTTGAAAGAGCAGTAACCGTAGGTGGGCTAAGACCTCCTAAAATTACCGGTGTTGCATAAGACCTGTTTGAAACAGGGGGATTAAATTGTACAAACTGAGCATTTGCATACATATATAGAAAGGCACCACCACCACTCTCTTCGCCCAATAAACTTTGAGTAGCAGAAAAATAAATTTGATTTAAAGTGGGATTAGCAGGTGCGCCACCACCACCGCCGCCACCGCCGCCACCGCCGCCTCCGGCATTAGCCTCATCTTCAGCACAAGCCCCTGCAATAGCGAGATAAATAGTAATCACACTCCTAATGCAATCCAATCATTACCGCCTATAGCAATACAAGTTACACCATTAAAAGTAGCAACCGTAGCATCGGAAGCCGCATTATTAATATTATTACCATTTCTTCCAACAGTAATATTACCCCCTGTTGTATTTAAAATAGTAAAATGCACTCCTGTAGCAGAAGTAGCAGGTAAAGTTACATTTCCTGCACAAATCAAATATTTTCCTGCGTGAGTTGCTTCTACTAAAGTAGTGCTTGCACTTACAACAAGCGGCACTAATCTACGACTTGTTAATGTTTCACAGACAAGTAATTGACCACTATCAACTGCGACATTTCCTGAAAATATTCCACCTGCTAATGGCATAGCGGCAATATCCGATAATGTTTGAGCCGCAGTTCTACCTTCTATTTGTGTTCCGTCTACTTTTAAGAAATCATTATCGGCTAAGTTAGCGTTAGCCCTCAATATATTATTAGCACCGATACCAAAAGCCGCACCGCTTAACAATGCTAGTTCGGTAGAAGTCACGGAAGAAACGGCTAATCTACTGCTAGAGTCTGTTGTTAATGCTCTACTAGCAGTAAGTGTTGTAGTTATCTCTCCGTTTCCTGCAACTCTTAATTTCATATTTCCGTTTTGGTCGCCTATTTGAAAATAGTTCGTAGAACTATTACCGTTCAATTCTATATTTAATCGGTTTTTGTTAGAATCAATAACTGTTTGTCCGGTGCTAGAAGAACTACCAGTAATAGTAAGAGTTTCTGTAAAATTATCGGAATCTGCATATCCAATAGAAAGACTATTAGCCGCTTTATTTGTTGTTAAAAACTGAACTTGCATGCTCCCGAATCCACCACTTGTAAATGTCAATACCGCAATAGGCACATCTCCTAATGTTATTGGGGGTATTTTATTAGCAACATTTGTTCCGCTTTTCCTCACTTGTAGAGTATTGTTTGAAGACTGAACTACTAATAAAAATCTAGCATTTTCTACGGGATTATCGCTTCCATATTTAAAAACAGTATCGTCAAAAGTAGCGGCAGAAACGGTCTTATATTCATTATCTAAAAACACTCCACCTTGAGCAACGCTAACCATTGGATTACTATTTGCTTGAGTTATGTTAAAACTAGTAGACGCTCTCCTTACTGCATAGTTTCCTCTAATACCTGCACTTAGGGCTTTTATTAGACCCGTATGTGGGAAATCTACTGCATCTTCTATTTGTGTATAACTGTTATTGTTTGTGTCATTCTTGCTATAAAAAAACGGATTAGTTTCTGTCACCATATTATTCAACCTCTAAAAATATAAAAATTTCTACCGTTGTAGTAGAAGAGAATGGGCCAATTCCAGTAAAGTTTTGTCTTAGTAGCATGTTATTTGAAGAGTCAAAAACTCCAACTTCTCTAATTACTTTGCCGGATATAGAAGAACCCACTACTGTAATTTTTACTTGAACTACATTTTCATCAGATTTAGTAGCAACTATAGTAGTTGTAGCACCGCTTATTGGTATATCTAAATCTGTTTGGGTAGGATAAGTGCTATTACCACCTAGTCCAACCTTAGCAGTTCCGCTACTATTTACTAAACTAACCACTTGAGTAGCCAGTAAATCTTGCATTTTATTTGCTATCAAAAGTCTTCCTCCAAAATTTCAGTAATCTCGGTAGCACCTAGACCTAGTGCATTGGCGTTAGTATTTAGTGTTGTTGTATTTGTATTGAGGTTTATTACACCGCCTGTCAGTCCAACGGTTCTAGCCATAATTCTAATAGGTTTTATCTTAATGAATTTCCTAAAATTAAATTGCGTTGCCGAACCATCTATAATATTTTCATTAACTCTATTGTTGGTGCTTCTATTTGCTATTGCTAATTCAGCAAATCTATCTTCAAGACCTTTAATGTAATTTCCTAGTTCTAAATCAATAGTTCCTGTTAAAGATTGTTGCATCTGTAAAACAATAAAATCTTGTCTAGTTATGTTTTCTTCCGGTATTTCAACTGTCACTACATCTCCGGTTTTTAATTGTGATAATCCGTTATGATTAACCGAGAGTCGTAAATTAAAGTTTCTTCCGTTATGTAATCTTAATAATTCATTGGCTCTTTTATCCACTTCTTCTTGACTAGTCAATTCATCTTCAAACACTCTCATAGATTTCTTTCCTACTTTATCTATGCTTGAAACATCTTGCCTAAACGCTTTATGAAATCTACCTAAAACTGTTATGTCATTAAACAAATCAAATTGGCTTTTTGTTTTAGAATAAGAAAATATATTATTGTCTTCAGATTTAGTTGTTAAGGCTAATTTAGAATCTGTCATATTATCATCGGATTTGATTGAGAAAGAATCTCCGTTTTCTAATAGCCTTTGTCCTTTTTTATTCATTAAAAATTCAATCGCAGTAAATAATTCTGTTCCTGTAAAATTAGGAGAAACAATATGTGGATAAGTTTCTGTGCTAGATAAAGTAAATTCAGCACCATTACTTTCCATTAAATCATTAATTAAAACATCAGTATCATATCCTATACTTACGGAAGTTCCTATTATTGCTCTCTTAGGAATAAAGGGCAATTGCTCCGGTATGGTTAATGAAATAGTTTCCGAACAAGAAACAACACCTAGTAGTTCTTCTTGATTTTCTAAATTAATATAATATTCTACATCATTTTTCTTTTCAAATGTCACCGATGTAAAGTTTTTATTATCTCCGTCGCTAAATAACATTTTGGTTTGTCCCTCTTTTAGAATATTATTAGACATATTACTTAAGTTTCTAACAACTAAATTACCATTATTAGACTGATTATCGGGGTCTACTATGACATACATAGATAAAACGCCTTCATTGTTGCTTTCATCGACTTGTGTTCCTTCGCTATCTTTAATATTATAGTGTCCTATTTTATCATAATATTCATCAGTATTTGGTTTTCTAGTATATCTTGAGGATAATTGATTTATTGATATTCTATTAGGACTACCACTTGTAAAACAAGTATGGTTAGGTTGCATGATTCTATAATATCTAAATCTTTGAATATGATTCATTCTATCATCACAATTTGCCTTATCCGATGCAAGAATAGGAGTAGGCAAATCTCCACTTACTGTAATAATATGTTGTCTTGATTTACTTGTGGTGTCTATTTCGTGTGATAGAACATAGAGTATAGAATTAGGATTTACACCATCTACACTAAATCTTGTAGAATATTCATTTCTAAAAACTCCATGACTCCCCGACCTAAAATCATTATTGCCGTTATTAGGGCTAAAGTTCTGCATCACATTTCCTGTATCATTCCACACTAAACTACCTTCTTCCGATACTAAATAACAACCTGTTAAATCTACATTAGTTAGCCAACTAGGATTTAAAGAACCATACATTTTATGCCCTACACCAAATGCTTTCAAATCCGAATCAGTCAAACATAAGACATGAACTTTAGTTCCACAAGTAGCCCATTGAGTTCCCATTATATTCCTGCTAACAATAATATCTTTAGTTCCGCTTGCATCTGCATTCTTGTCTATCTTGATAGAGTATTCAGCAGTTGAAGTTTGTTTGTTAGTGTATTGCCGTATTCTTGTTCCAATAGGTGTCTTGCTATTAGTTAGTTGAGAAATACCGCCATTGGTTTCATCACTAACTATGAAAACTTCGCACTTTTGGTCTACTAAATCTTGAGAACCGTTGTTGAAATTACCGGCTTGTGCGCTAGTTAATCCATCTGCTTCTATGACAAAAGGTGCGGCCAGTGTTGCTTTAGCAAGGTCAGTTCCAGTAGAACTAAAAGTAACATTTTCTAATTCAAAGCCCACATCTAATTTAATAATTGGCTTTAATCCGTATGTTATACCATCAGCGTCATTGTCATAATCATTAGCAAAGAACCCCGTTTCTTCTCTATTCATGGCCGCAAAACCACTGTGCCTAAGAGTTGTTCCGGTAGTGCTTGTTGTGGTTTTATTCATAGCAAAACCTACTCTTGTTTGTGGATTACCTACAGTGGTTGCAGTCATTTTAGAAGTTCCACTTATTCTTGTTCCGGTCATTCCAATATCAGCCTTTGCTCCCTTTCCTCCTGCTATGCTAAATCGGCTCAAAAATACAGGCTTAAAATTCTGTAGTATTTGTCCTTGAGAATCTATTAACGAATTGGGACTGGCGGTAGAAGATTTCCTAACTGCGGCATAGTTTGAAAATGTAATATTTTCTGTATTGTTAAAATCTCTAGCAATTGTTGGACTAGCCATATAATCCATAAATAATGGGAATGGTGCGCCCGTTGCATATACGCTCCTCTCCGAAGGATTAGGGCTTCTACCGACTTGAAATATATTTGGTTTATATCCAAAGTTAATCGGAAGCCAAACATTTACATCTCTAGTAAAATCATATATTCCATCATTTGCAGTAAAGGGCGAACTATCTTTAAATCCATCATAAACTATTGCTTGTCCTGTCATAAAACCATGTGCTGAATGAAAAGCCGTATCTGTTTCGCTAGAATCATCTCCTCCATAACCTGCTGAATGGTCACCTCTAAATCCTCCATAAAGTTCTTCTGCTCCACCCGAAGCAAATACCCCGCCCTCATCAACATAAGGATTAGTAGTTCCGGCCACTTCTGCTAGTCCTCTCATTACTGCGCTTTTTAATAGGTGTATGCTAGAATCTAAGGTTATAAATTCATTATCTTTGCCCATACCCGTTATTTCAGCATTACCTGTAAGATGGCTTGCGTCAGCAATTTGTGTTTCTTCTTCTCGTATGAAAAATAAAGGGTGAGTTCTTTGAGTAGCAGGTTGGCTTCCCGCCCTATTGTTTTCAATATCTATAGGTTGTCTAAGTTGTTTTTCATCTAAACTAATAATAGTGCAATAACCGGCCTTACTGCTAGTGAAAGATGTGTAAAAGATTCTATCACTCAAGGCTACATTAGAAGTTAGGCTTTGGGGACTATATGTTCCAATATATCTTCCTTCCGAATCACAAATTATATCTCCTCCGGTCATAAAATTTGCCGCATCATCTAAGTCCAAGACAAAAGCACTAGGAGCATCTACAAATATAGCATTACTACTATTGCTACCCGAAGAAGTTAGCATTCTAACCATGTGGTAGTGGGAAAATACTGTTTTAGGAATTAACATGTCTTCACTAGGGGGGTTTTCGGGGTCAAATTGATTAAAACAAAAATCATAAACTACTTCTGTCAATCTCATTATTCCGAATCTCCTTAATGTAGATAATTCGGGAGAGTCAGTAGCAACAGAAGAAATAATACTTGTATGATAGTCTTTATCTAATCTATTAATTGTTTTTGTTTTTCCAATAACACTATCTTTAATTTCCGAATGAGGGGTTTCTTTGGTTTCTTTCAAAAACATAATATTGTAATTGATAAGTTTTCTTTCGCTATTTTGATAAAACAGACTATCCTTTCTTGTAGAAGAATAAGGCATTGTGTCTGCATTTGAGAATAAAAACATTCTAGCCACTTTGGGGTCTATATGTTGAAACCTGTCTTTAATTAAAAAAGGACTTCTTATTTTTCCATCTAATGCCGTTCCTGTGCCTTCGTCCACTATTTGTTCTACTTCAACAGTTGGATTAGGAGGATATAGAACCATAGGAGGAGAACCGTCATGGTAGTTATTATGTCCGATTCCCATATCCAAGTTAGAAGGTATTGCCGCAGTTGCTCCTGTTCCCTGCACTGCAAGTATGAAATCACTTCTTTTTTCAAGCGTAGTCATTTCAAAGAATCTATCTCCGGTAACAGAAATAGTCCCCCTACTTTCCGGCATTCTCTTATAATCAAATTCAAAACAAGAAGCGGTTATTAACCCACCCGAATTTCCTGTTCCCGATTTTGTCAATATAAATTCTGTATTGGGGGTTTGAAATTCCGAACTAGAATATTTTACAAAAGTATTATCCGGTATATTATTAGCAATAATCATTTGACCTACTCTTGGTGAAGCAGTAGTTGATACTGCACCATCTCCACTATTGAGAGTTTGGCTTGTAGAGGCTTCTATATACTCCGAGCCACTAAATGTTTCTATTTGATTTGTTCCGATATAACTTAGCCCCATTATATCTGTTCCAATAATATTATTTTCTAATATTCCATCTAAATAATAGCCCCTATTAAATTTATAAGCACTAGTATAATATCCTATTCTACTAAGTTTTTCTGTGTAGAATTGAACATTATCTGTGTCTACTACTTTTGGTATTATTTTGTTGTAGTTTCCTTTCTCTATATTTAATAATCTGTATAAAGAAGTCCCAAACACTTCTTGTGAACTTCTATTAATTAGATTTTTATTATCGGTGGTTCCATCTAAATTAAAGTTTTTAACTAAATTAGTAACACAATGTTGGTCGTGTTCTTGTAAGGCAGTTATGGGATAATTCATTAAAAGAGTTTTATTGTAGGTGTTTTGTGTAGCAAGAGAAGGGTGAAGTAAACCTATCATTTTTGCAGTATGTAAATGAGAACCATTTATGAGATTTAATTCGTGTGTTAGTTTTGAACTTTCTTTAGTTGCCCTTGTTGCTTTTGGTAGAACATTCACATCTTCTTTAGCATGACCTTCTAATTTTTCTACTAATAATCCTTTAGCAAGGAAAAAGTCTCTATTAGTTCTATTAGTTCCTGTAGCGTTTGCGCTCATCGTTATAGAATTATTACTGTTTATCTTTGTAATAGTCGTTTGCGATGGTATTGAAGTTCCGCTTATTCCCATACCCACATATAATTTTTCTGTGGAATCTACAATTAGTGTGTTGCTTCCTGAAATAGATTTAGACATTATAGTTTCAAAACCAATCTCTCTATCTAAGTATATCCTAGTAGCATCAACCATTGGCCCTGCAAGCCCACTATCGGGTTCTCTAAAGTTATTAAAATATATAAAACAACTACCATTGAATCCTGTTCCATTCGGTATGCCAGCATTAAATGTTATTGTATTTTCTGTAACCGAAGTTAATACTCTTAGGCTTGTCGTGCTAGAATTATTACTGAAAATTATAGCAGACATTCCTGCTTGAAGACCATTTGTTTGTTCTTTGGTTAAACCAGTAAGACTAATTGCTGCATTAGTACATTGATACATGTCTTGTTTACTATAGTGTCCTTGAACTTGAATGATATTTCCTAAGAATTTACCATTTATGTAAATTGGTTTACCATGCAAATTTCTATTTCCTTTAATGTGTCTTGCAGAAGAAACTCCTCTATGTGTTCTTTTTATTTGAAATTGGTCGTCCTGTGCGGCTAAATCAAATGGATTGTTAAGTGGGTCGTCAGCATCATGTATTGCTACCGAGCAAACATCAATGAATCTTCTAGGCAGTGTCATATCAAAACTAATATCTCCCAAGTCCTTACTTGAGTAAGTAGTATCATTTGTATTAGCATAATTAATATCCACTCTCCCTAAAGATAAAGGAATATAAGGAGCAATAATAAGATTGGTCGCATTTGGCCCATCACCTTCAGCACTAACTATTTCAAAATCTATTAAAGTATTAATAACATCAAAATCAGTGCTTTCCAAAGTGCTTTGAAAATGCGAATCGCTTTTCATTTTCTTAGCATTATCTATATTATATCCTAGAGCATTATTGTTAGTATTATGACTAGTCCCTATCAAACTACTTCCTTCCACACCCGTAGAACTAATTTGATTGCCCGATTTAAAAACAAGTCCCTTATTAGAAGCACCGTCAAGACTTGTTAAAGAATTGATATAGGTATTAGAAGCCAACGCCTTATTAAATACATAATTTTTGTTTGCTTCCTTGAATCCTGTTAAAGCCGTAGAAGCCTGTCCAACATGCGCTCTTGAAAAATCCACTAATGTAAAACTAGTTCCTGTTGCTCCTGTAGCGATTTCCCCAACATAAGCGGTCATACCGCTTTTGTATCTAACATGTATTCTATCACCTGCGGATAGAGTGATAGAACCCGAAGTTGTAATTGTATTAGTTGAAAAAGAACAAGTTATGTTTACGCCCAATCCTGTAAGTTTGTTATACGGGCTATTAGAAGAATAAATCATGTCTTCCGAGAATAAAGCATCTTTTGTTATTAATGGAGAAATAAGTTTTCTAACATTACTTCTTCCTATTATTTTTGTTTGAGTTAAACCGTTTTCTTTAAACTCTTCAATCTTTTCTATTACACCATCAATCTTTTCTAAGCAAATAGCATATTGACCTTCCATATAATCTATTTGTTTTACTCCACTATGATACAAGGTCATAGATTGAGTAGAAGTATAATAGCCGCTATCAAATAAATCTAAAGTAATTAAATTCTTTTCAGTATCTACTGATGTAGCGGTTGCGTAACTGTAAGAAAAGTCGGAAGAAAACATCTTAACAAATATATCTCCTTCTCTTGCGGCTATTGTTTTAAAGTCTGTTAAGAGGGTTTTGTCTATTTTATTAAACGCCCTTCTTTCTAATATTGCTCCTGCCTCTAAAGCATAACTACTTGAAGTAAATATTGATTCTGTTTCTAATCTGTTTTCAGCCAAAAAGGTAATCGTTTGTGTCTTTGTAGAATTGTTGAAAGTTCCAAAACTACTTACAATAAAAATTTTACTTCCAACCCTAACTTCATCACTTACATTCAAGAAACTACCTAAGTCAAATTCTGTATTAATTGTATAGGTTTGTCCCGAAGCACTTGTGGCTACGCTTGCTTTAAACGATTTAAATTCGTTAAAGTCCCCCTTGAAAACTTCATGTCTTACTCTAAGTTTATCTCCTTCTTTTAATTTAAGAGGAAGCACCCTATACGGGTCGGCTATTGTTATTTCCGATATAGTTCCCTTTTTACCAAAAGACTCCGATAATCTACAGTCAAGAACATTATATGTTAAGTTTGTTTTGTCTTTTGAATCAGCATAATGAACATATCTAGTTGGCCCTGTTAGTAAGACATTGTTTGTTCCGCTTCCTACCGATGAACTTATCATACTATCGTCAGCATCTCTCCTTGAGTTTACGGCATAGTCTTCTAAAACAGTAGAAGTATGCACTGGTTGATTTTTGAAAATAGTAGAAGCACCGAAATTGCTAAACACAAAAGCACCTTCGTTACTGTCATTAGATGTATATACTCGCTCTACTTCGTTATCTAGTGCAACTAATTTATCTACTATTTTTGCTTTAAGTGAATATTTACTACTGTCTATTATATCTTTACCGAAGTCTTGAATAGTAGTAAATTTACTAACATGAGTTAAGGTTGCAGTAGCATTTGATGTAAAATTTTCTTCTACTGCTTTTATGCTATATAGTTGTCCAAAATCTAAACCGTCTTTTTCGGAAGAAAAATCTTCAAAGAAATAAAATAAAGGCTTCGCACAATGAAAGTCATGTGTTGGGTTTTTTATTCCTGCTCCAATACAAATAGGGTGATTACTAGTTGGTATAGGTAAACTATACAAAGTAAATTTAGTTCCTTCTAATATTTGTTCGCCTAAAGGATTTTCGATTTCAAAGGAATCTCCTTCTACATCATCGGTAAGTTTTTCTGTCACTCTAGTAAAATGATGCGAATTAAAATCATCGGAATGTATCATAATAAATAAATAGTGAGTATCTAAATTAACTGTATTTATTCTAATTCCTGTTTCTGTGGAATCTTCATAAGACTTTATTTTGAATCCTTCTGTTGTTTGTAAATTTTCATATTCCATTCCCAAAATAACTGTTTGACTACTAGCAGTCGCTATCGGTTCTTTATCTACTGTAAAAGAAGTATCGCTAAGTATTCTTTCTATTCTTGTATTTTCCGGTAAATTGGCATTGTATATGGCTTCCCCTGCGGATAAGTTACTAGTGTTTCCGCTTGATAAGGTAATCAATCTATCAAAATGCGTTATTGAACAATTAGCCAAAGTGCTTCTTCCTAGTGGAGTTAATACTAAAGTTCCTGCATCATCGGGAGTAATCGCAACAAAGTTTCTTTTATTTTGTGATAAGACATTTGTAGCATATAACATTGGATTATTTGTCACTTGGCTTGCAGTTCTTGTGAAAGTAATAGTTTGAGTAGCGGGACTAAAACTATTAGGTAGTGTAGTTGTTGCGCCATTTGTTTCTAAAAATATTTGTGATGGTGGATTAAGACTTGTTCCAACAACATAAGTTCCTGCCGGAATAACATCTCCTTCTACTATTTGGCCTAATCTAATTTTATCGGAATCAGCACTCGGAGTAACATCTAATCTACTAGAACCTCCCCTAGTGCATTGTAATGTAAAGGAAGAATTTTTCTTTGCTATTACTCTCACAAATCTCCCTCCTCAAATTTGAAATACATTAAAGTGCTATCCGAATTAGGCATTAAGGTATTAGTTAAAAACTTCTTTCTAATATCGGAAGTCATACAAATTTCATGTAATTCACCCATAAACTGTTTATTGAGTCCCGCACTATCAACACCAGTTCCTTGATTATTAGAAGCACCAATAAACAAATCTTCGGAAGCCATTGAGAAGACCCCGCTACCGGAGGAAAACTCTTGTTCTTTGATTAATATACCATTCAAGAATATTCTACCTACACTATTTTTTCTTTGTGTAAAAGTAAAAGCAATATGGAATTGATTGTTGATATAAGCAGGTTCTTTGAATGCGGGAATAAATATCTTTACTCCCGAAGATAAAGTGCTTGATGGTGCATTATCTAAAACAAAACTAACACCTGCGTTTATACCATTAGATGCGATAGTGCCTAAAGAAGTAAAATTAAATCCATCTCTTGTAAATACCTCTTGAAATTGATGAAACTTTGTAGTGCTATCAACATTAATTGTAGTTCCACTACTATTAGCATCAGTAGTTCCCGCATGTATATATTTTATTCTGCCGTTTTCGTCAAAGCCTTCTAATGTAGTATAAGGGGCTGAACCAAAACGCCAACCTACTCCTTCTGTTGCAGTTATAACGGCATCGTTTGTTATCATAGTATAATCAACGCCTCCTAATTTAACTCCGACTTTTATTTTATATTCAGCAGGTTGATTTTCATTATGAGTTGTAGAATTAACTAATGAAATGTAATAATTAGTGCTAGAGAAAATTCTCATTTCATGGGTAAACCTAGTTATGGTGCTTGCTTTTGCTAGAGGCAAGTATAGTTCGCTTTGGTTTTGTCCTCCTGTTCCTGCGTTTTGTGAATAAAGAACACTAGGCATTACCTTCTTTGTTTGTCTAGGAGTATGCCTTCCTTGAGCCGATAACTGCCCTACTCCGTTTATGTCATAAGGAGTAATAATAGATTCAAAAGTGAATGAACCAGTATGCTCCCATATTCCATAGTTTAAATCCGGCACATTGTCGCTATAGTCTATTTTTACATGAGCATTACACATAACAGGAAACACCAAGCCTTTCTGTTTTCCTAGTAGAATGTCATACATATTATCACCTATGGAGCAATCAAAGCAGTTTGGAACTCTAAAGAGAAACTCAATTCAAAAGTTTCTGCGCTAATATCACAACTAAAACTTCTAATGAAGCCTGTTAGTCCTGTATCTGTTTCAGTATCGGGGAAAGAAGATATTTTAGCAGGAACTCCTAAATTGTCTAAAGCGTTATTGCTTCCCCTTGAAGCAAAATTAAAAGGAACTAAAGTTCCTTCGTCTCTATCATCTCCCTCTACAATAGTAGATAAACTTTTTTTACCAGTTCTTTGAGCATAATTTGAATCAACAAATGAAGGTATTAAGACAACTAATTCATTGAATGCTTGATTCTTAGCAAATCCTGTTGAATCAACACCGGAAGCAATCATTTGTGCAATTTCATGTGCAGTAAATACACTAGTGTTAATATCTCCACCATCAGTATGAGTTTTCCTAACCACTTGGTCTAATATTACTCCTTGAAGTGATATTGTTTTTTGAGCCATTCCTAAATCTAATGCCGCAGTTATTGACTCACCAGTAGCAACACCGGACAAAGGAACTTCAAAAGAAGGTATAGTTTTACTAACACTTATGCTAACTTGTGTCGTTAATAACTCAATGACATTTATGTTTAATCCATCACTTGAGGAATGTCTTTGTAGTTTAAGATATACACTTCCCATTTATCATCACCTAAATAATCCGCTTGAGGATATTCTCCTTGTTATCTTATTGCCTATTTCTTTACCTAATTGTTCAGCCAACTTAGGAACATTAGGAAGACCGCCATGAACTGTTATATTGAATGTATTATTTATCGTATGACCCATCATTTTCTTGCTTGCGTCATTGGTGTGAACTCTTGAACCTGCGGGTAATTTAACTAATTCCGGCCCTCTTTCTCCAACAAGAGTTGTTTCTCCACTACCTACTATACCTCCGGTGGCTCTACCTAGTATCTTATCTTTAGCACCACCTAAGAAATTTTTAACTCCTTCTTTAGCCGCTTCAAACGCTTTACCTATTCTGAACTCCTTAACAACTTTATACAAGAGAGCAGTTATTCCTGCTACAATAAGAACTGTAAATAATATAGGAAGTGCATAAATAGCCGCTATTTCCATAAGTTTTATTGCTAGATATTTAATAAAATATGCGGCAAGCAATAGAAGACCGGCTTTCATAAGAATTTCAAACACTTTATTTCGTAAGTCTTTATCATTTTTTAATTTCTCTATGAAATCTATTATGCTATAAAATGCCGCAACTGCTAATGCAAATAGTGTTTTTAATATTGCCGCAACTGCTAATATTCCTATGCCTATTATATTTTTAACTATCTTTTCTCCATGTTCTATGAACTTATATATATCTCCATTAACAACAGCCATTATCATTCCTATAATACTTTTAGCCGTATCAAGAACTAAAAATCCTATTCTCTTAAGGTCTTCAAGGACACCAAATTCTTGTATAAATCCAAAGGCTTCATATGCTATTTTAGCAAAGGCTAAGAAAGCAACAATACCTAGCATAACCATAACTAATACCTTAAAGGCATAATTTAATATTGGCCTAGCCATTTTACCAACACCTAACATAAATTTTTGGTATCTAAGGCTAAAATTAGCAAGTTTTTGTCTTGACTTATCAAAGAAAAGTCTTTTCTTACCTTGTTTAACTAATTGCTTGAGTCTTTTTTTCATAGGGTCTTTTTTTCCTTCAAAATTAGATTTTCCAAATAAAGCAAAACCCGCTTTCGCTTTCTTTCTATCTTCTTTGACTTGGTTTCTAGCCTTCCTCATTCCTATTTTTCTTTGTCTCTTTTCTTTTGGGTCTGTTAAATCTCTTATTTTAAGCCCCTCTTCAAATCTTGCGGCTTTTCTAGCCTCTACAAATGTTTTTCCTACCTTTTCAGCCTTTTGAGCAACTTCTTCTAACCCTTCTTGGAAAGCAAAATTTGGACTACGACCTAATAATATCGCTTTGTTATAAGCAACTGTGTTTTCTACTGCTTCTTTTAAATCGTCATTAGTCTTTTTTCTTACGCTTCTTAGTGTGTGTAAGTATTTTTGTTTTGATATTTCCCCTTTTTCTAGTTTTTCTTGTTCTTTTATTAATCCTTTATTTAATTTTATAGTTGCCGCCATTTGCATTTTTAGTTTTTCTCTTGATTTAACTAAATTAATTACTTTGTCGTCTGCTTCTTTTTGTGCTTTACTATTTTTTTGAGAAGCCTGTTCTATCAAAGCCAATGAATCTACAAATGCTCTAACTTTGTTTTGTAGTTTCCATATAGGACTTCCCGATACTATTCTTGAAAAAATAGTCCATTTTTTGCCCGAACCCGATACATTATCGGACATTTTGATAAGTCGTTTAGTAAGACCTTGAAACTCTAGTCCTGCCTCATAGGAAACAGAATTTAAGTCCTTCAAATTGTCTATAAGTTTGACAACTTCATCATCGGCCATACTAAATCCCTGCTTGTCGTTTAACCTTGTCTAATTCTTCCTGTTTAATCTTTTCCATGCTTCCATGAACCATTAACAAGTCCATAACAAGACTTGTTGGCATTTTGTATATTTCTAAAGGACTTATAGATAAAGCACTAGCCAATGTATAAGTCAAAATTAAGAATACTGTTTTGGGGTCGCTAGGCTTTCCCCTAATAGTATTCTCAATTATTCCTTTTTTTCGTCGTCCTCCTGCAAAACAGTCATAGGATTAGGTAGTATTTCTTTTAATTGATTACCGACATAAGGACTTAACCTTAACATGTCAATAGTGGAGAGAGAGGGTTCTGTTTTTGATATGAAATTTTCAACCATATAACGATACATGGCATTAATATCAATATCTACATCTTGGGTTCTAGCATCTAATTTCATCATGCTATTCATGGCTTTTTCAGCCTCTAACCATGTGGGTTCTTTTACCCACACTTTTAGATATTCTTCTTGGTCGGGTGCTACTTTAACATAATGTAGCGTAGGCTCTTGTAGTGCAAATAGCACATTCTTATCTTTAATCACTTTCTTTTCAGTCATATTATCCACCTTCAAAACCAACAAACAAACAAACGGTGTTGGTGGAATTTATAATTACTCGGCTTTTGGAGTTTCTTTTTTCTCCTCCTTAGCCTTCTTAGCGGCTTTTGGTTTAGCCTTTTTCTTAGATTTTTCTTGAAGTAAATCTCTATATGAATATCCTTGACCCATTCAATCACCCCATCAAACCTGCATGAGTAATAATTGTGCAACCATTAGCCTTTAATCCTCTAGGCATTATAGTGGCCTCTACTGTTATTGGCCCTTTATCATCGGGTATAGTAAAGTTAGCCGCACTAGTAAAAGCATTCTCAAAAACTAATTTTATTTGTTCTCCGTTGCTCTTATCAAACTGCAAGGTAATATCATTTGTTGTATCTTCTGCTTGATTTAGCAATTCTCTAAATAATCTATCGTCAGTAACTAGGGCAGTAAAAGTTAATTCGTATGTTCTTTGTGCAGGTATTCCTTGTTTAACCGATTTACTGCCCACTCCAACAAATCTTTTATCTTGTATGTTATTGTTGATAGTTAAAGTAAAGTTAGTTATTTTCAAGAAAGTATGTCCAAAGGCACTAAAAATCCCATCACTGAAAAAGAATGGTTCTAGGTGTGTGGCTTGAGCATTCTTTCTATTGCTGAAATTTTCTACATCAGCAACATTGTTTCTAGCATACATTTCTTCATCAATGTCTAAAGCCTTTACCGCACTACTGTTTAAGTCCATAGTCATTTTAACTTCTTCATTTTCATTAGCAGTTATTGTTAGAGTATTGACTCTATTTCCTCTAGCAATACGGACAAAGTTATGACTTTCTGTTGCGGCTGAATCTATATCAGTTAGTAGGTTTGTGTCAGTTTTTGAAATAGATTGTTCTAAAGCAAATGAAGGGAGTTTTGAAGTGTCTTGCTCATTTATAGTATAACTAATGAAATTGGTTGCGAAGTTATTAGCACTTAAAGATGCTAATGCTACTAAATCACTTGCGCTAGAATCAGTAGGCATCAAAGGAGGAGTAATTTTAGTTCCTATTGACCTATAAAATATAGGGCCATCTTCAATATGTGCGCTATCGTTATGTATGAAAGTATTAGTATCTGCGCCATTTACTGTAAATATATCAAAATTACTTCCACTTGTCACTGCGCTTCTAATTCCGGCAGGAACAGTTGTAGCGGTGCATCTTCCAAGAGCATAATATAACCAATGGCCCTGATTAGCAATCAAAGCAATATTTCCACCACTAGCAGTTTCTATTCCTTTATACTGATGAGTAAAGTTTCTTGTTCCACCTAAATTTAAATTCAATTGTTTCATCTCTACTTCTAAGTTTGGGAATGATGCTGATTCTACTAAACCAATAAAATTATCAGCATTTAATGTGGATTTGCTACTTTGTGCAGGAGCAGGACATGGTGCGCCATAGCCTCTAATAACATAGTAGTCATTATTTGAAGTTGATTTTGCAGTAGGGGTAAAGGTTATTGTAGCCGCAGAAGCAGAACTACCCGAATTACCAGTAATAGTATGAGTTGATAGTAATACATTAGTAGTGTCAGCAAATCTATCAATAGTGCAACCAACATATAAGTCTTTTATTAAACGGAAATGTGCTTGGTCGCCATGAAAAGTAATTGTTGATTCATCGCCCGTTGTTGTTGTCTTTTTAATATAATAATCTACTTCGGGAACAAAACTTAGTGTCGCTCCACTTCCTACAAATATTTCTTCATTTACTACCATGCTTTCATCTCCCCTCTCCTTACAAACTTACTAGGGAATACTTAATGCGAATCGTTTTGCTTCTACTGTTAATTTATAACCGAATAACCTCTTTGCTCTATCGTTGCTTTCACTTCTTGAACCTACAAATATTTGATTGAATTTAGAACCATCACTTGCAGTATGTCCTTTACGACCTCGCTCAAGCGTATGACGGGCTATCAAGTATAAAGCCTTTAGCCTGTCTTTACCAAAGGCGGCATCTGTTCCTGCTCTTTCATCATGTATAGTTCTCATGTGCATAGTAAATGAATAAGTTTCATGTCTTACATCAAAATGAATAGTTGGATATTCTATATTTTGAGAATCTTCAAAGAATACTATAACATCTTTAGCCGTTAAGTCATATCTAGCCCCTCTATTCTTATCTAATGTTCTAACATCAACAAAGTTAGGAGTTCCTGCATGGTCGGCGGTTATCTTTCCTTCACTAATTAATGTTGTAACAGAAGAACTCCATTTACTTGAAACTAAATCAATAAGTAAACTTACTTCATCCATTTTATCGCCTCAATGCTTTTTTAAAATCATCACTTATTTTTTGAGATATTGCCCTGCTAAAGTTTTCTTGTGCATTTTTAATCATTTCATCTTTACTAAAACTAATATCAATACCTAATATTTCGGATAGTTCTTGCATGGCTTTTTGTCTTTCCATTTCTATTTGTAAAAATTTCTTGAACATATGTATTTCTTGCATACAAATCACTCAAGTAAATAAACTAAGTCTCCCTTTCCTTTCAGTATATCCATAGCCTCTTTTGTTAGAATATCATACTTTTCTTTAGTTGAAATATTACCGCCAGTTTCAGCAATCATTATTGTTTGGTCGTCGTGACGCAACAATTCAGCCGCTACTAACATTGTAGTTGCTTTATGTATAGCCGAAGGAACTCTTGAAGAACCCGCAACATAAGTAATTATAATTGAGTTTTGAGTATGATACGGATAATCTCTTAAGAAAAATATCCTTCCATCGTCTTTAATACTCCAAAAACTACCTAATCTTTTCATGTCCTGTTTATCTGTAAATGCTTCCGAAGTTGATTGTGAATTTTGACCTGCTTTATCTGTAACTGTTATCGTGCATCCCGAACCATCTTCTCCTGCTAAAAGACTTGAAATATTAATTTTATATCCATCATCGGGGTCAATAGAAGCATAAAAGAAATCACTTATGCTTAAACTATTAGGTGAAGAAGACCTTTCTTTTTCCCTATTAGCCCCTGTAAATTGAGCAGTGTTCGCAGGAAACTCTTCATTAATTAAATGGCAAATATCTCTCGCAGTTGTTTTTGCTCCAAATCTACTGTCGAATGTATTATGTGCCGACATAGTTCCTTCTCCTTGAAAGAACAACTCAAAGGTATCTCCGTTATTTGGTAGTTGTAAAGTTATCTTCCTAAGATGTTGAAAGTTGTCGGGGTCTAATGTAACGCTTGCTTGAGCCGATGCTAATTCAAGGTAACTATTACCTTGCCAAACTTTCAAAGATATTACCTTCTTTAGTTTCATTGTGGCTAATTGTATAAATCCAACATAGCCACCATAATATGCTTGCATTGGGTGTCTAACAAATTCAAAGTCATGGAACTCATCTTTGTGAATAATTGGTCTGTATGACCTCTTTACTTTATCATCAACTATGCCCTCTATGTTTTTTATTATCTTACCAACTTGCGCTTGACTAGGAAAAGTAGAAGATGTAAATGCAGGTATTTGTAGCATATCCGATACTGCGTCTTTATCAGTATAGAATCCTTTACCTGTTGAATAATCTACATCAATAGATGTATAGTCACTTGGGGATGATGCTATTGCCATATTATTCACTTCCTGTATTTCTTAATAAATTTAGTCCTCTCTTAAGATTGTTAATTAAGCCGCTTGCTTTTTGTATTTCTTTATAGCCTGTCTTATCTTCTCTACTTACTCTAGCAATATCTTTAGCAAAACTTCTTTCAAAGACAATTTTCTTCTTAATCATTTCCGATTTTCCTTCATCTTTATTAGACCTAATACTGTAGCCCTTGCTCTTGCCTTTTTCTTGTTTATTTTTTATTGTAAGTTGTATAAAATATACTGCATTCAAATCTGTTAGTTGATTTTTGAAATAATCAAATACTTCGCCTTTACTCTCAAACATTTTACTTGCTTTCTTTTGTAATGCTCTACTTGGTTTGACTTCACGACCTATTTTTTTCATTTCTAATTTTTTAATTTGGGCTTTAGCATATTGGGTTTTTTCTCTTTGAATCTTATTTATTTGTTCCTTAAGAGTAGAAACTGTAATATTTTTTCCATCTCCGTCTTTTTCAACTCTAAGTATATCTACCTTGTAGTCATTTTTATCTGTATCTCTTGAAACAAAACTACGCCTTTTTCTACCTATCATCTTTATTAATTTTAAAACATTTTTGTGTTCTTCATAAACTTTAGAACCTGCGGGTTCGTCGGGAAATACCGCCAAGAATAATTCACCCAATGCTTCCGGTATTCCTTGTAGTTTGCCATCTAATGTAATTATATATTCATCACCTAGTTTTTTATTTCCCCTAGAGTAAAGATTGTATATTTCTTGTAGTGATTTTGCTTCTTCATCTTCACCCTCTAACATAGGTTCAACTTCACGCATTAACACATCTCTATATCTATCAATAATCTTTTTTAATTTTAAAAATGGTTTCTGTAATTCTTGATATTGTTTAACCCTATCTTCATTATTCTCTTCCCATTCATAGCCAAACTTAATCATAAGTGCATCACTTACTGATTTTAATTCTTCTCCGGTAGCGTCCTTTTCTCCACCAAAGGCTTCGTCTTTACCAAAAAGAACTTTTTGAAATCTATATGCTGAATCTCCGTAAACATCTTTGGTGTCCTCAAGGCTAAGTCTTCCTCCATCATCACCGAGAAGAGACTCTTTTTTCTTTTTACTAACTAATCCTATGTCCTTAAATCCTAATTGCTTAAGTTTTTTAAGTTTAATATTTTCTTTGTTCCCAAAGTCTCCCATTCCATCTATAGTATATTTTCTAACTAAGTCTTCTTTTATTCTTTTATCCTCAACTTTCATTATCTTTGTAAAGTAGGCTTTTGCTTCATCTTCGGGAAGCCCTCTATCTTTTTCAAGTTCAGCACTTTTCATTTTTTCTGTATCTTCATATATTCTAGCAAGAACTTTATCGGACAAATCATTAATCTCTTCTCTTATGACTTCTTTACCCTTCTCGCTTTTAGTAAATTCTTCAAATTCTTTTTTTAATTCTAATGGCTCAATTAGTTGTTCTATTTTTTCTCCTTCAATAGAAGTTAATGCTTCTTTGAATATATCTTTATATGCACTTTTAGTAAATCCCTTCAAAGCCCTGCTATTTTTAGCCACTTTTTTAGGGCTATATATTCTACTAAATCTCTTAATTAAATTATATTCTTTCCCATATTTTTGCTCATCTAAATAATCAACAAATAAATACTCTATTAATTTTTTTTTAGCCAAATCCTTAGACCATATAATAGGTTCGGGTGTTCTACCTCCCAAATCTACATTAATGGTTAGAGCCAAAAAACCACCTTCACATTAACCATTTGGCCCAAGCCGCACCTTTCTGTATGGCACTACCTAAACCTAATCCGCTTTGTGGAGGTTCGTAACTCATTTGTCCTTGAGCATCTATCCAATATGGCCTACCATAATTGTCAGTCCCCGATGGCGGGATAGGATAACCACTACCATTATTCATCGCACCTTGCATCTGTTGGTATTGTTGAGTTTGTCCTGTTAGTCCTGCTATCGCCATACCTGCGGTTGGTTGAGTCATAGATTGCATACCTCCTCCACCACTAAATCCTTGTGATTCTAAGTATTGTTGCTTGGCTAACTTTCTTTGATTGACAACTTCTGTATTGATGGCCGCATCTAATATCTTTTGAATATCTAATTCAATATTTTCTTGAGTTATCTTTTCAAATTCTCTCATGGCATCGTTGTGTATTCTTAACATTCCTGTTGTAGAATCTGTTGTAAATTGTAGTTTAGCCAACATCTTACTAACTACTCTTTCTACAACATCTTCCATTAGTTTTTCCATTTGAGTCAAAAACATTTGACCGTGATATTGAAAGAACTCTTCTACATGATTATCTTGTAAAGAAAGTAAATTATTTACATTCTTGAATTGTTGGTCGCTTTGTGCTTGTACTGATGCCAAGACTGTTCCATTACTTGTTCCTAAAAGTCCCATATTACTCACCCTGTTCTCCTTTAATTAGATAATTAATCCTTTCTGTATTTAATTGTATTTCTGCCGTTAATCTAACCATTTCTGCCATTGTTGTTTCTGCATCCTTAGCCGGTGTTGGCGGCGTTATATTCCATCCCATGCTAGTCAGCCTCATAACATCTTCTTTCGTTAAGTCAGTTATTTGTTGTCTTTTTAACATAGAAGGCATTTTCGCTTTAGGAATAAATGCTTTAAAATCTAAGCCATGTTCATCAGCCAATATTTGTTGTTGTAGCATTTCCATTTGTTTGTGAATAGCCGCATGTCTAGGACAGTAAGTTCCTCTAAGTGGTCTTCCCTTCTCTACTTTATCTAGTGGTATTGGTGGTCTTAAATAATCACCGGACTCCCAAATATGGTGAGTTCCACATACTACACATCTATCTTTAAAATTAAACTTGTGACCATACTTCAAAAACAATATCTGTTTCTTTTCCGGTAACAATACTTTTCTTATTTCTTTCATTTGTTTCTTTGGTTTTAGCGCATCAAACTTATAATCTTCAATCGGCCCAACTGCTCTATACTGTTGTAGTTTAGGCAAGAAAGCGTTCTTCGCTTGTTGCGTATTTATTAAATTCGGTTGCTGATACATTTTACTTTCTCCATTGATTTTCTTTCATTGTTAAAACAACAGTGGGTATGGTTTCATGCCCCGCCAGTCCTCTTATGTGAGAACGGAGGTGTCCTGCTACTAACACACTATCAAATGTAGAACCATCTTCATTTAATAGTTCTATCACTACTACAGGTTCTACATCTTTCATATTTCTAAATACTTCTTTTGTTTCTTCTTGCATATTAGAATCGTATCTACTTCTTAGAGTTTTATTTACAAATCTTTCATTCGGCACTATCATTAGAGGATAATTAGGCTCATATTTTTCTTCATACTGCTCATTGTCATATGCCTCTACATTAAAATTGCTAGGCATAAGGTCTAGCCAATCATCATCGTCAATGTAATAGTTTGGGATTGATTTTAAAATATTTTTCCACATAACAATCAATAATCCTTTATCATAGTGGTTATTCCTTTATACACCATTTCGGGGTCGGACTTTGCTGATACTATATATTTGAAACAAGGTATTCCCTTGTCATTTAACTGCCTCATTCCATACTTAAAAGGTTCAAATATTTCATGTTTGTCTATAGGATTGTCACTTTTATACTTCTCTCCCCACATA